GAAGATATTAATATTGAATCTGAGAAAACTACTTCTCAAAAAGTAGGCACGAATAATAGTATTTACACTGTAGGTGTATTTACGCATAAAGTCGATGGCGCAATGAGTATGGAAGCAGGCGGCGAAGGATCATATGCTAGTGGCGGCATAATGTATATTAATGGTAGCAAGGTAAATTTAAATACCGGATCTGCTTCAACTGTTCCGCAGGTCGTTCCTGCAATCCCTGTGTTAGCCCACACTGATACACTGTACGATTCAACAAAGGGATATGCTGCTGCACCTGGAAAATTAAAAAGTATTACATCCAGAGCTCCTGCACATTCTCCTTGGGCAAATGCGGGACAAGGAGTTGATGTTAAAACTAGCACTAGTGCAGATTCTGAATTGCCACCCGCACCCAGCCCAGCAGTAACAGCAACAAATGAAACGGCATCAGCGGCGCCCGCAGAAGCAGCAGCAACACCGGCTACAATTGCTACTGTTCCGCCGGTGCCTGCTGCTAGTGGTACAATGGATTCAAATTCTACTGGAGCATTAGTTAGTGCATCAGCGGTGATGGTGGCTACAGGTCCGGCCGCCAATGCAATAAAGGCAGGCGCGGGGGTGGTATCATCTTCGCAAGGACCTGTTGCGGCTATAGGATCATTGGCTCAAACTCCTGCACAATTAGAATCTGCTGGCATATTAAAACCAGGTGCAGCAACTTTAGTCAACAGTTTAGTGCAAGGAGGATCCAATGTACAAGCTGCGATGACTAATAATTTATTTACAGGCACCGCTGGAGCGGAAAATTTAACAGCATTGACTAGAAATATTCCTGCACAGATAAATGCTAAAGTTACTAATTTTCAACAAGCTCAATCTGCTTTAACTAATGCAGGGGTAATTACGGGTAGGGAGAGTCCTGCATCTACTGCAGGACTTATAATGGCCGGCGCTTCTGGGGGAGTAGGCGCAACTCTTAACACAATGTCTTCCTTAGTTAGCACTAAGACTATAAACTCTTTAGGAAAAACATTAGGTGCTGCGGCTAATTTATCATCTGCCTTGGGCAATCGCGGTGCAGCCAAATCGATACTTAGCACCTCTAGTGCTATCACCAGTGCATTAAAAGTAGGTAATTTAGCTGCTGGTTTAGCGCAAACTGTTTCGGGCGGTTTGGGGTCTATTGCCGGGGCCTCTAAAGCACTTAACCAATTACAGGGGTTAAATAATGCAATTGTCGGCGCATCTAGGGGACCTGCTGCACAGGCGTTTGGTGCAATATTGGGAACTTTCAAACCATTAAAAGCCGGTATACCGCAAAATTTATTCGCAATTGCAAGAAATTCGCTATCAACGATTGACGCTATTTCTAAAGGTGATGTAGTCAAATCTGCTACCGGAGCTTTGTCAACTATCGGAGCTATAGGAGGACCAGGCACTTCTAGAATTACAGGTGCGCTGTCTAGTACAGTTAATGCTATTGGGGCACTTTCTTCAGCTACTAATCCGGCAGCAACTTTTCGTGGATTAACAGGGGTAATAGGGGGTATAGGTAGGGTCGGCGCCGCAATTGGTAATAAAAATGTTTCTCAAATTTCTAAACAAGTTAATGCTGCCCTATCAGGTGCTAGTAAAATATTACAAGCAGGTACACAATTATCTAAGACTACAGACATTGCCGGATCATTAAATGCTACCGCAAATGCTGTTCGCGGAGCTAGTCAATTGAGTACAGCACTAGGAGGAATATCGTCGATAGCTAGTGGAATTTCAAATCTACCGGGTGGACAAAAAACTATCTCTAGCGTAATAAATAAATCTCCTAATTCATTAACTTCTGCATTACCTGCGACCTTAGCTGTTGGCGCATTGGTTTCTACCGCACTTTCCGCTACAAAAAATAATATATCTCCTCAACTAAGTTTACAAGGTGCGATAGCCGGAGTTCAAGGAATTGCCGGCGGTATAACCGGTGCTATGACATCAGGTCCAAGCGGAAAACTAGCATCTGCTGTGAGTGGAATAGGATTATCTAATTTTACAGGTAGTGTCACTAGTATCGCCGGTACAACAGGATTGACTAATGCGTTATCATCGGTCCCGGGTGTTGGTGGCATTGCTGGTACAGCAAAAGCACTTAGTAATCCTCTAGTAGCATTAACCGCCGGTATACCGGGCGGGTTAACCGGGAGCATTAATGATGTAGCTGGACAGCTTGGAGGAACATTAGACAAACTTAAATCAAGTCCTGCTGGTCTTTCGTCTACTGCTTTAAGTGGACTTCCCCCCGGAGCCGCGGCTGAAATTAATGCAGCAATGTCATCTCTTACTTCAGTTGGGGCGTCTCCTGTGAAACTTCCAACGGTGGGATCAAACACATTTGATAGAAGTGCAATTACTGCACAGATAGGATCACTATTAGGTGATCCAAAAATACCTAAACCAAACTTTACTGGTGAAATTCCAAGTGCTGCAAAGGCTGCCCTACAAGCAGCGCAAGAAAAAGTTACAAAATCTACTATGGTAAGTTCAGAAGTGGCTACACGTTCCGCGGATTTAAAGGAAGCGCAATCACAACTTGAAGCATCTGAACAATCGTTACCTCCGGGTGATCCTCAAATTGACATTACTAAAGAAAAAGTATTGGATTTAGTTGCCAAACTTCAGTCCAAGAGTCAAGAGCTATCTTCCCTGTAACATAAATACATTATGCCACAATACATAGGATTCAGCACTTTGGGTGCCAATTTACCTAAAACTACCAACGCACCTGCGGGGAATGACGGAGGAACCGGTAATATTATGCGTCCTGTTAATACAGGTAAAAAATTTAGATTAGTTGATCAACCGCTTGTGATACAAGATTTTGTAAATGCGTTGAATATTAGGCAAGGGCAAAAAGTAGGGCAGCCTGGATATGGAACTACTCTTTGGTCATTTATTTTTGAGCCCAATACTACTGACACTCAATATAAATTACAAAATGAAATTCAACGAGTTGCTAGTTTAGATCCTAGATTAATTTTAAATAGTATTGTAGCCTTCCCGCAAGAAAATGGCATATTAATTGAAGTAGAAATAGCAGTAGCTCCGTTTAATCAAGCTCAGGTTATTAGTTTATTTGCTGATATTAATCAATCACAAATTTTAATCAATAATTCTTAAAACCCGTGGTTTTTAGGTATGATAAATACTTAAAAGAGAAAACATATGGCTACTAGTTCACGGCAATCAGCTTTATTTGGAGTAAATGATTGGAAAGCAATTTACCAAACATTTAGAGAAGCGGACTTTCGTAGTTACGACTATGAAACTTTGCGTAAAAGCTTTATTGATTATTTAAGATTATATTATCCTGAAACTTTCAATGACTTCATTGAAAGTTCTGAATTCATTGCGTTACTAGATGTTATTGCTTTCATGGGACAGGGTCTTGCATTTCGCAATGACTTAAATACCCGCGAAAATTTCATTGATACCGCAGAGCGTAGAGATAGTGTCATAAAATTAGCTAACTTAGTTAGCTATACTCCAAAACGCAATCTAGCCAGTCAAGGTTTCTTAAAAGTTATTGGTATTCAAACTACACAGAATATTACTGACCTTAATGGAATAAATTTAGGAAATCTTCCTATATTATGGAACGATCCTGCTAATCCGTACTGGTTAGAACAATTTAATACTATCATTAATGCGACATTGATTAATACTCAAAAGATAGGCCGTCCTGGTAATGTAGCAGAACTATTAGGGGTGGCTACTAGCGAATATACATTAAAAATTCCTGAAAATACATTACCAATAGTACCTTTTACTAGTACCGTTGATGGTATTACTATGAATTTTGAATTGGTAAGTGTTACTAGTATTGATGAAGATTACATATATGAAATACCCCCTGCACCATCAGGCACTTTTAATATGGTATATCGTAATGATAAATTAGGTTATGGTAGCCCCAATACAGGGTATTTCTTTTATTTTAAGCAAGGCACTTTGCAAAATTATGATTTTGTATTGCAGCAGCAAATTTCTAATCAAGTGATTAACATAGGGGATATTCAAGGTGTTAATAATACAGATACATGGTTATACCAGTTAAATGAAAATAACGGTACCAGATTGCTTTGGAAAAAGGTAGATAATGTATATGCAGATGCTTATCTACAAACCGAATCATCCGGGCGCAAAATATTTGCGGTATCTTCTAGATTCAACGATCAAGTTGCCTATACATTTGGTGATGGTGTATTTAGCCAAATACCTGTAGGAACTTATAGAGCATATGTTCGTGCCGGCAATGCATTGACATATACTATTGATCCAAACGAAATGCAAGGAATTTCAGTATCAATAAGTTATCTAGATAGATATGGAAAAACACAAATACTAACAGTAGCATTATCCCTTCAGCTACCTATATCAAATGCTCAGGTTCGTGAACCAATAGCTCAAATCAAACAACGAGCTCCTACTAGATATTATACACAAAATCGTATGGTAAACGGGGAAGATTATAATAATTTCCCATACACACTATATAGCTCAATAATAAAATCTAAAGCAATTAATAGAAGTTCAATCGGCGTTAGTAAAAATTTAGATCTACTTGACCCTACAGGAAAGTATTCAAGTATTAATTCATTTGCCGCAGATGGCGCTATATGGCAGGACGATTCAAATGGATATGCGTCGTTAACTATTAACAATATCGGTGATATTATTACCTTTTTAACAGATTCTCTTAATGTAATATTAGCTGATAATAAGGTAATACAGTATTATGTGCAAAATTATCCGCAATATTCAATTAATCAAGTAACTGACGATGAAAATATATATTGGCAAACTAGTTCAGTAGATGCTAATTCATTAACTGGTTATTTTTATAATTTGATTAATAATAACGAATCTCCTGTACCAATCGGCGTATATTCTACTGGTAATGTTAAGTATATTACTTCAGGAGCATTAATAAAGTTAGTTGCACCAATTGGATATTATTTTGATAAAAATAATCGATTAATAAGCGGTATACCTAGTCCAAGCGATCAAACTTTTATTTGGACTACGGTACAAAGTGTAATTGGCGATGGGTATAATAACGGGCTAGGTTCTTTTAGTAATGGATCAGGCCCTGTTACTTTAACTGGTTATGTGCCAACGGGAGCGCGGATAACAACAGTACTACCTTCGTTTGATAATTCATTATCTAATTCTATTATTCAAGAGTGTAGGATTTTAATGGAATTACAGCAAAATTTTAGTCTTGTTTTTAATAATGCATTGACAATTGCAGAAGATAGATGGAGTATTAGAGAATATAATGATGCGAATTATGTAGTTAACTTTTTAAGTTTAGGAAATAACAAATATACTATTAGTTATAGATCAGTAGGATATTATTTTGGTAGTGTAAAAGATACTAGATTTACTTTTGATAAAAATCATTTGGTTTATGATCCACTAAGTGGACAAATTTTACAAGATTTTATAAAAATATTAGCTACTAATACACAACCTAGTAATAATTATCCACTATCGAAAGATGTTCAAATAAACATTGTGGGACAAACAGTTGAAAGTGATGGTTACATAAATGATTTTGAAGTAGAAGTGGCCAGCACTGATATTAATAATCAAAATTTAATAATAAATCCTGCATTTTTTGAAACAATTACTGGATATATACCAAATGGCTCAAATACCGGAATTTATGTATTTTTTGAACTTGTAGAAGATGCTATTAATCTTTCACGTTATCAGCTTATTCCTAGTTCGTCAGTTGTTCAATATCAAACAAAAGCTCAAATTGAGGTTGTAAAATATGATTATCCGTTGAGTCAAATATTTTATGCCAATGGTGAAAATAAATTTTATACTTCAGTACAAAATAATAATGTAACTACTCTATATTACACCTTGGTTGAACAACCACAATACTCAGTTAAACCGGGTAGGCAAGGTTTACAATTTCAATATCGTCACAATAGTAATAATACCACTCGAATTGACCCTGCAACTACCAACATCATTGATTTATATGTCGTTACACAAGCATATTATACTAATTATCAAAAATATATTCAAGATACTACAAACACTGTTCCCATACCGCCCAAACCAACAATTAGTGAATTAACACAAGATTACGGCGAAGTTAATAACTATAAAATGTTATCTGATAGTGTAATATTGAACAGTGTTACATTTAAACCATTATTTGGACCTAAGTCTGCACCTAATCTTAGAGCTACAATTAAAGTTATAAAAAATAATAATGTAAATGTCAGTGATAGTGAAATTCGCAGTGCGGTACTTACATCTATGAATAATTATTTTAATATCAATAATTGGAATTTTGGAGACACTTTTTATTTTTCTGAATTAGCAGCCTATTTACATGATCAAGTCGGAGAGTTAATTAGTTCCGCAGTACTAGTTCCAAATGATCCTACGCTGAAATTTGGTGATCTATATGAAATTAAATGTGCCCCTTATGAAATTTTTGTTAACGCTGCAACATCCAACGATGTATTAGTTATTGCTGCTCTTACTCCTGCTGAATTACAAATCGGATAAGTATATATGGCAACTAGAATTCGCACCTTAAATTTTCTACCTGAAATATTTCAGACTCCTACCAATGCTCAATTTTTAGCAGCAAGTTTAGACCAAATTGTATCTCAACCGCTAACTGAAAAAATTCAAGGATTTGTTGGTAGTAGAGTTGGTTACGGTATTAACGCTAAAGATTATTATGTAACTGAACCTACTAAAGTAAGAACAGATTATCAATTAGAACCGGGGGTAGTGTTTACTAAAACTAACGAATCTACTGCACAAGATTTTATTAGTTATCCGGGTATATTAGACGCTCTTAAACTTGAAGGAGCCGAAACTGATGATAATAATAGATTATTTAATAGCGAATTTTATTCTTGGGATTCGTTCACTGATTTAGATAAGATTATTAATTATTTTGAATACTATTGGATTCCTGAAGGTCCTGAACAGGTTGTAGTTGCAACAGATACAATATTTAATTTAGATCATTATATCGTAACCGATAATGTTAATGGATATGATATTTCTTCTGTAATTTCACCTCAAGGGGGGACCACTAACCCAACATTAACATTATTAAGAGGCGGCGTATATACTTTTACGGTTAATCAAGAAAGTCAATTTTGGATTCAAGGTTATCCGGGAGTAACCGGTTATAGTCCTACACAACCTAATTTACCGATTAGAGATATATATGGAGTAGAAAATAATGGCGCATCTGTGGGAACAGTTAAATTTGTTGTCCCGCTAAAAGATGCCCAAGATTATTATAATTTTCCCGGTAATAATTTAGTCGATGTAGTAAGTACACTTCCTTTTGATCAGATTAACGGGGCTAGACTAAAAGATTTAATAGGAATAGATGGCGTTACTTCGTTGAATGGATTGAGTATTATGTTTTATAATACCGGTGTTCCTAACGAAATTGGATATGTATCAAATTTTCTTGATTATACTAATTATGATTATAATAATAATTTAGTAGCTACTAAAACTATTAATGTTACAGCTACCTCAGCCACTGGTAGTCGTATTACATGCAGTTCGACTAAAGATTTAGTAGTAGGAAATACTATAGTATTTTCAGGAGTTGGGTTTGGTGGTTTAAAAGTTTATTCAGAAACCCTACCTAATACATTGTATTACATTGAAAGTGTTGATGTAGCTACTGTTGATGTACCTTATGATTCTCTTCCATGGGGCGACACCGGCTGGGGAGCAATTTCTTACCCAGATCCCGGTACTATTAGTGTATCGCTAACCCTAGGTGGTTCTCCTGTAACATTAACAACAGCCACTGGATCATTAGTTGGAACTATTAATCAAGGGTTGTTAGAAGAAGGGTTTTATACAATTGTTAATCAAAATTTTTATACTATACAGTATTTAGGCGATTTAAACGATCCTGTAATCAGATTGCTTCCTAAATCGGTAATCCCTGTTAGTCAAAAAATAACAGCAGTTTACGGAACACAATGGATAAATAGAAATTTTTATAAAGACCCAACGGGACCCATTAATATTATTCCGTTTTTAAGCGCTCCTTTGGATACCTTATATTATCAAGATGGAACTAGTCCAAACAAAGTTGGCAAAATTCGTATCATTGATAATAACATAACTAATGTTATAAATGTAGAAACTGATATTTTAGGTCAAAAACAATATACTGCTCCGAACGGTGTTGTATTTACCAATGGGTTAAAAGTAGTATTTAGAGGTGATATTATTCCTGCAAGTTATGCTATCGGAGAATATTATGTTGAAGGGGTTGGCAGTAGTATAGAGTTGGTACCGGTAAAAATAATTAGTAACATTGTTTCTCCTTATACAAAATTCGTAGATACTACTTATATACCATGGGATATAATACCTTGGGATATTGGCAATTGGGAAGGAACCTCATATCTGCCCGTAACTCCGGATTATATTACTATCGCACGGAATAGTATAGACCGTAACGCGTGGTCAAGAAGTAATAGATGGTTTCATATTGATGTTATTAATGCCACTGCTGAGTATAATAATGATCCTGAATTAATTGAAATATATACTACTCCTAAATACAAAGCTAAAAGACCTATAATTGAATTTAATCCTGATTTAAGACTATTTAATTCGTGTATTGAAGGTAAAGATACGGTAGATTATATTGATTTTAGAACTACTGATGCTTTTGATCAAGTTGCAGGACAAAAAAATTATTATCCTGATGTAGTGGGGTATACTGGATATGATGCAATAATTGCGCCGGCGATGTCGAGTACTAGTACCACAATAATTGTTCCCATTGATAGTGTTTACGGGACATTCTTAGTAGGACAATATGTAGGTGATTCTACGAATTTATTTCCTAATAATTCTCAAATTACAAACATTGTGACAACCACTACTACAATGACATTGACAATAGAGTGGCAATTTAATAAGACATTTTTAGGCACCTCGGTAGCATCAATTATTAGCACAGATACTACTATAGATAATTATGCATTGTTTACTGGTTCTCGTATTGTATTTGCTGCTGATACCAATGACAATGTTAGAAATAAAATTTATATATCTAGATTTTCTTCTGTAAATGGTTCTACTCCTGTTATTACTTTAACTGAAGCGGAAGATGGATCAGTATTGACTAATCAGGGTGTTGCTGTATTACGGGGGTATAATAATCAAGGCTTTGATTTTAATTTTGATGGATTAGAATGGATAAAATCACAACAAAAAATTGATGTTAATCAGGCACCTTTATTCGATATTTTTGATGATAATGGTATCAGTTTTGGCGATAAGGAAATATACAATGGTTCTTCATTTATTGGAAATAAATTATTAGCGTATGGAATAGGCTCAGGATCAGATGATTCGGTATTGGGATTTCCTTTACGGTATAGTTCCTTAGACAATTTAGGTGATATTTCATTTGATGTATCATTAAATTTAGATACATTTGATTATGTAAAAAATGGCAATGTGTCTGAAACCCTGCAGGTCAATACCGGGTATGTACATGAAACAATTAGTAGAACCGAATATATAAGGAGGTTAGGTTGGCAAACTGCGGTGTCGCCAAGTGTACAATATCAGATATTTGAATTTAATTATGATATTTTAAATCCTACAACTACATTTATTTGCGATATTGCAATGTTGAGTTCTATGGATACAAATTGGCCTACTATTGAAGTATATATTAATAATGTTGTACAATTGCACACCTCTTATTCAGTAACAGTTACTGATAATAATACTACTGTAGTATTAAATGACATTATTATTAATAATACAGTAATACAAATATTATTATTAAGTAATCAAGTTAGTAAGACCGCTTACTACTCTGTACCTATCAATTTAACTAATAATCCTTTTAATACCAATATTACTACTACAAATATCGGTGATATCCGCGGACAATATCAAAGTATTTTTTATAACAATCCAAACACCGTTGGTTCAGTATTTGGAGCAAATAATTTTAGGGATTTGGGTAATTTAGTACCTTGGGGCAATCGAATTATACAAAATAGCGCATCTCTTGTATTGCCCGGTACATTTTTACGCAAACAAAATCATAATTTATTTAATGCACTGTTATTTAATAATAGAGAATATATAAAATTTAAATCATTATTGGTAGATACGGTTAATAATACTGATTATGTTCAAAGATATTCACCGGCAGATATGTTAGATGATGCATTGAATCAAATAACTTCAAATAAAACTGACAATCAACCGTTTTTTTGGAGTGATATGCTTCCTAGTAAGGTAGCATATATTACTAATACCTATTCATATGCTAACACTATTAATACTAGTATATATCCACTGAGCAGAGTTTATGATTTTGCAAAAGCAAATTATTATGGTGTTCTCGTATATCTAACTAGAACTGTTGATAATATTTCTATAACTAGACAATTAATTATTAATCAAGATTATACTATTAGTGCAGATGCGTCATCATTAACACTTGTTAATGATTTATTAGCAGGCGATGTTGTTACTATTAAAGAATACAATCAAACATATGGATCTTATGTACCTAATACTCCTACTAAATTGGGTTTATATCCTGCATCTATCCCTAGCGTAGTATTAGATTCTAATTATTCTCAGCCCACATATTTTATATTAGGGCACGACGGTTCATACAATAAATTATATGGAGATTATTTTCCTGAAACAAATATTTTAGTAGATTTTAGAGATCAAGTACTATTAGAGTATGAATCTAGAGTTTATAATAATTTAAAATTATCTAATACTATCCCTGTACAGGAATATGAAGTATTGCCCGGGTTCTTTAGAGATACCCAGTATTCATTTGACGAATGGTTACAAATTTACAGTATAGGATTTTTAAGTTGGGTAGGACAAAACAGGTTAGATTATAAACAACAAGTGTTTCAAACTAATAATGAATTCACATATAATTATTGGCAAAGTGGAAATAAAATTAATAAAGAATCTATCTATCAAGGATATTGGAGAGGTATAAATGAATATTTTTATGATACTTCAACTCCAAATACCAGTCCTTGGGAAATGTTAGGTTTCGTAAATAAACCAAATTGGTGGGAAAATAGATATGGTCCTGCTCCCTATACAAGTGATAACTTAGTACTATGGACCGATCTATCACAGGGCATTGATTGGAATAATGGGGATCCTGTTGTCATTCCTGCAGCCGTTAGGCCCGAGTTATTGCAAATAATTCCAGTAGACAGTCAAGGAAACTTATTATCTCCGTTACGGAATATAGTTGGTAATTATAATTCAAATATTTTTCAAAGAGATTGGAAAGTTGGTGACGGGGCACCGGTCGAATTTAGTTATCGCAGAAGTAGTTCGTATCCATTTGATTTAATGCGTATATTGGCATTGACTAAACCTGCTCAATTTTTTAATTTAGGTGCAGATGTTGACAACTACAAATATAGCGAAGAATTTAATCAATATCTTGTTAATAATAGAAGTCATTTAGTAATAAGCGACATTGAAATTTATGGATCAGGTACGGCTAAAACCAGTTACATTAATTGGATTATTGATTATGAAAAACAAGTTGGTGTAGATGCAACTAACAATGTAACAACATTGTTAGACAATTTAGACGTAAGGTTGGTGTATCGTCTTGCGGGATTTAGCGATAAAAATTTATTAAAATTTTATGTTGAAAAGGGTAGTCCAAATAGCAATAATGCTTCATTACTAATTCCTGATGAAAGCTACAGTGTGTTATTATATGATAATCAACCATTCAATCGTGTAGTATATAGTGCAGTAGTAGTACAAATAACTAATCAAGGCTTTTTAATATTTGGTAATTCTCAAACACAACCTTATTTTAAAACATTAAAACCATATTTTAATAATAAATTTAATAAAATTACAGTAGAAAACATAACTGTTAAAGTTTTAGAAGAACATAGTGACATTGAGGTAATTATACCATATAATACTCAATACGGAAGTGTTCAAGAGGTAGCGACTTTTCTATCTAGTTATGGTGCTTGGTTAACTCAATTGGGGTTAACTTTTGAAAATCAACAGTATGAACTAGTAATCGATTGGAATCAAATGATTGCCGAGTTTTTATATTGGGCTCAAACTGGGTGGGATGAAGGCAGTATCATTACACTAAATCCCTGTGCAAAAACTATTACATTTAATAAAGATAGTAATATTGTACAACCATTAACTATTCAACAAACTAATTTTATTTTAAATCAAAATTTATATCCTATTCAGAATAGAGATTTAGCTATTGTTCGTGAAGGAACATCATTTAGTGCAGCCGCATTAAATGACGGCGACGCTATATCATACGCACAATTTAATTTAAGTAGTTTTGAGCATGGTATTGTCTTTGACAATGTGACACTATTTAATGATATAATTTATAATCTTATTACAGGTCTCAGACAAAATCGTATTACTGTAAATGGTACTAAAAGTGCAGATTGGAATGGGACAGTTGACATTCAAGGCTTTGTTTACAATCAGAGTAATATTAAAGAATGGGATAACACAGTAACCTATACAAAAGGCGAAATTGTATTATATAAAAACAAATATTGGATAGCATTAAAAATAGTTCAACCAAAATTTGTGTTTGACGAAACAGAGTGGAAAGTTACAGATTATAATGAAATTCAAAAAGGACTACTTCCCAATAGTAGCACTCGAAGCTATGAAAGTACACTGTATTATGATATAAACAAGGCTAATTTAGAAAACGATGCAGATCAGTTAAGTTTTTCATTAATTGGTTATCGCCCAAGAGATTATTTGGCTCTTGTTGATTTGACTGACATTACACAAGTCAATGTTTATAAAAACTTTATTAAAAACAAAGGTACTTTAAATTCAGCAAGTGCGTTTAATGGTGCTAATCTTCCTCAAGGCGGTATTAAATATGAACTATATGAGAATTGGGCAATTAAATCAGGTGAATTTGGCGGCATTTTAAATAGCAATTTTGTTCAATTTAAAATTAATCAAAGTTACATGACTGGAAACCCAAGTATAGTCGGGCTTACCGATGGTTCATATAACGAGGGAGTTCAGCAAGAAGTTCCCATATATTCATTGTTCAACTATGGTAGGCCTATAAACACTGTAGATATATTACCTACTATATCATCGCAGGAGCCATCTACAGTTTATCCTACAGCAGGATATGTTAACTTCAATGATGTTAAAATGTCATCTTATTTTTATTCACAGCTTCCGTTAGCAGTTAATAAAAATAATTTAGTAGTACCGTTATCGCAGTTCTATGTTCGTGATTATGTTTGGTTAGCAAATTATTTACAAAGATGGGAAGTCTTTACTCCCAAATCAATGGGAATAATTTATAATGTCAGTAATAATTTAAATGATACTGCTACCGTGACATTTAATACACCTCATAATTTAAAATTATATGAGCCTTTTGCTATTATTAATTTTTCTGATGTGATTAACGGATATTATATTGCTACAGTAATTGTTGATCCTTACAGAGTTTTGATAACTTCTAATTTAGATCCATCAATAACTAATATTACTGGCCAAGGAGTAGGATTCAGGTTACAATCTCAGCGCGTAGCTAAACCTAGTGATATTATAGATTTACCTTTATTAGATTCTGAATTTTATAAAAATACCGTATGGGTAGATGAAAATGATGATGGCGGGTGGGCTGTTTATAGAAAAAGTATAAACTACCAGTATAATATTGAGTTTACAAAATCTTATTCCATTTCATATGGTAGTGCTGTTGCTGCCGGTAGTCCATTGGGATATTTAGTAGGCGACTCTGGGGTAGGTGCAGCATACCGATATACATACAATGAATTGACTAAGTCCTATGATATAGTTCAGACAATAAATTCAGGTACATCTTTTGGCGCAACAATTGCTTATAGTAAAGATATATACATTGTATCAGAACCTACAACGTCACCCAAAGTTCATATATATCAACTTCAAAATACTTACGCTTCAGACGATCTTATAGAATGTCAAACAATTACTGCACCTGCAGGAGTAACTAATTGGGGCAGTGCTGTAGCTATTTCAGGTGACACTGTTTGGATTTATATTTCTGATATTGATAACAATACCGTTCATGTATACAGAAAATCAAATATTATTACTCCTGCTACTAGCATCACGGCTGGACAAACTTATATTATTAGTGATGTAGGTACTACTGATTTTACCGCTATCGGTGCTACTACTAGCTCTGTAGGAATCGCGTTTGTTGCTACTGGCGCTGGCACTGGCACTGGTATGGCAACAAATGTTACATACCAAAAAGTAACAACTATTGATGGTAATGCGCTATCGTTAACAGTGGCAGGAGATAATTTTGGTTATTCTTTAGCTACTGACTATTATGGCGATTCACTGGTAATTGGAACACCTAATAAAGATTATAGTGCTACAATTGATAATTGGGGTTATGTGTATGTTTTTGATCGTGCTGTACAAAATATACAAGTACAAGTAAATAGTATTCCATTAACACCTCAAGTATTTACTTTAGCATGGACTCCTACTTCACTATCAAAAACATTAACAGGGACCAATAGCACAGGCAACTTTCTAACATTAAACAGTGTTTCGGGCATTACCGTAAATGATCCAATTATCTTTATAGGGTCGGGGTTAGCAGGAACAAAAATAGTTGATAGTCAAATTTATTATGTGCGTTCAATTGTAGGAAGCACTATTACTATTAAAAATAGTAGATTTGCAACAGCGGCTGTAACTGTCAGTACTATTTCTGCAATTACCGTTTCTGCGGTGGTACAAAATACTCCAATTTATGTTGCAGTAAACGGAACTACTGTAGATGATAGTAATTATGCTATTGTTTCTAATACTATAGTATACACAACAGCATTGAGTGCAGGTGATATTATTAACGTAAGTGGTTCAACGTTCACGTTAATGCAAACACTTACCACAGAAAATACTCCTAAAGTTGGTGTACATTTTGGTAATAGTGTAGACACAACTATATATGGAACTGAAATTATTGCCGGTGCACCATTTGAATTGATTAATCAAGTTAAAGAAGGTGCTGTATATCGTTACACTAATGGGGGAGGAAAATACGGCATAGTTATAGGTACTAGCAATGTCAATGTTACTAGCGCTAGAAATTTATTAATCAATGGATTTTTGGTAATTGTCCCGATTGGTAATGCAGTTAGTGCAGCCAATAGTATTAACCAATATTCGGTCCCTAATATTATTGCAACAGCAATTGATGGAAAATTAATATTATCTTTGGTAGATAAGAATCTAGCACAAGTAAATGAAAAAATATTAATAAGTTCAACAGACAGTGCAACTTTAAGTGAATTGGGTATAAACATCTTTACTCAAACACAAATTGTTGAATGTCCGCATACCAATAGCCGTACTCAATTTGGTACACTAGTTAAATTTAATGAACAGGGAGGTTTTGCAGCAAGTGCGCCGGTTGGTACAAGATTTGCTGGTACTACTTTTGATTTTATAGACGATGAAAATCAAGATAATGACACAGTGTTTGATAATAATGCTACTCAATGGGTAGACACTTTCCCCAATGCAGGTGCGGTGTATATTTTTGACTATTTGTATAATTATGACGAGTCTCTTATAAATTGTGGTAAATTTATATATGCTCAAAGTGTTAATGGTCAAGACTTAGTATACGGGTTACAGCCAAACTATGGAACTGCTTTAGATTTTCATAACGCTAATATTATTATAGGAACAGCAGGATTTAGCCCTACTAATGGGCAAGCAATAGTCTATAATAATGCACCAACTCAACCAAATTGGTCAGTTTATAGAAGTTCTTCTCCGATAGTAGATATTAATGGTATAAGCAATATCCAAATATTTAGTGCTCAAACTAATCAAACATTGATTAACATGGATTACATTGATCCATTACAGGGAAAAATTTTAGGGGCCGCCCGAGAAAATTTAGATTATATTCTTAACTCAGATCCTGCTACATATAATAATAAAGAATTTATTTCAGGCAATTTAGTATGGGGAGAAAGACAATTAGGTCAACTTTGGTTTAATACTACTAATATTCGCTATGTTAATTATCATCAGAATAGTAATACCTATAATAGTAAATATTGGGGTACTCTATTTCCCAATAGTGATGTAGCTGTATATACTTGGATAAGTTCAAGTGTATTACCTATTAATTATATTGGATCAGGTATTGTATATGACCCTACAAAATATTCTATACAGTATGTAATCAATCCGTCTGGTGAATTAACACCGTTGTATTTCTATTGGGTAAGAGATACCGGAATTATATCCACTAATTTAGGAAAAACACTATCTGATATTACCGTATCCTCGTATATAGCTAATCCTAAAAATTCCGGAATAAGTTACTTTGCACCTTTACTACCTAGTGTATATGGATTATACAATGTAGGTGAATATATTAATGGAAATGACAGCGTTTTAAATATTGGTTTTGGCACAGGAACTAGCGATGATATTGTTCATAATGAGTATTCTTTAATAAGAGCAAATTTCATCGATGATTTTCTACCGGGTATACCTGACAAGTATCTAGGTCAAACAGAACCGTATTCGCTATATGCCAGGTTATTAGATAGTTTATCAGGAACTGATATATCAGGGCAAGTAGTTCCTGATCCGTTTTTACCAATAGCGGTACAAACAGGTATTCTTGTTAGACCTAGACAAAGTTTCTTTTATAACAGACTAGGTGCTCTTAAAAACTTTTTTTATACAGTAAATGAAATAGTAAAAGAGTATCCACTCTTTGAAACTTCTGATGCTACATTTACATATGCATCAGGCGAGTTTTTTGATGCTACAAATTATTGGGAAACTGTTGATTGGTGGGCGCCGGGATATAATAATAACACTAAATCTACTGTACAGGTTCCTATATATTCTGATTTGTTAACTATTTCGTCAGCCACTGAAGGTACTATTGCAACTGTTTTAGCTAATGGATTGGGATTATCTGAAACCTATATATTTACTAATAACGAATGGGTAAGAATAGGATTAACCAATGGTACAGTTAGATTTAAAAGTTCACTTTGGGACTATGCGTCTGCAGGAATAGGATTCGGTGGTGATTTTTTTGATACTGTGCCATATGATACTTATCCTAGTGAAGAAACACGTTGGATAGTAAGATCTTTAACAGAACAATTACCGGATGAATTATTAATATATAGAAATAAAATTTTAATTCTTTTATTCGAATACATTATTAGCGAAACTCCTGAAAATCAAAATTATCTTCCATGGTTAAATAAAACATCACTAATGGATGTTGAACATATTATAAGAGAATTAGTACCTATTGAAGTTTTTCGTAGTGATAATCAAACATTTTTAGAAGGATACTTAAACGAAGTTAAACCTTATCATGTAGTAATTAAAGACTTCCTTTTTAAGTATACTAAAACAGATATCTATCAGGGTGACGTCACTGATTTTGATTTACCTTCTAAATTTAACTTCAGTGTACAGCAATGGATATCACCGCAACTTGTATATTCTACCGCTGATAATATATATCAATATCAACCTAATAGCCCGATTTGGCAAGAACCAGAATACATTAATTGGTTTGAGAACGCCGGTGTTAGTATTACAGGTCAAAATAATGTACAAATAACAACATTAGCTTCTTATGTGACACTTGTGTCTGCCGAGTTGTCAGTAGAAAATTCAACAGGATTTCCTATTAATGGTATAATACAGATAGGTGATGAAAAAATTGGATATTCTTCAGTAGATAGAAATTTAAATGTTCTTTATCAATTAACCAGAGGAGTAGACGGAACGCCGATTTCTAATCACCTCCCTGGAGAATTGATATACATTGATCTTCCGGCAGTATTAATACTAGAGGGTGGCCGTGGGTATGTTGATCCTCCTAAAGTAACTGCATATATTGATCCTATATTATATCCTTTACCAAAAGTACCTGCTGTATTAAATGCAGTAATGAGTTTAGATTCAGTTTTACGGATTGATGTAGTGAATCCTGGTAGTGGATATGCTGTATTACCTAAAATTATAATTGACCCATCTATTACCGTTTCTTTTTTAAGTAGCGCAGTTAATACTACCTACAATATTATTTCATTATTTGCCCCGTTGTTACAAACAGGGGATTTAATACAGTATAAGGTAGACATAGGTAGCACTGCGATTGGCGGAGTAGATGATGGTCAATGGTATTATATTAATTTGTTAGAATATAGTCCTTCGGTTGTCGTAGCATTATATACTAGTTATACTGATGCGGTTGGCGACACCAATCGAGTTAAATTTTTGAGTACTGGTACCGGAACTCAGCAGCTTTGCTTAGGAGCTAAAGCTTCTGCGATTTCTTCTGCACTACCGGTGCGAGAAAATAATATTGTATTAAAATTTGATAGAACTAGTTATAAGTCAGATTTGGTAGAATGGGCAGCCGGTAAATACTACGGCGCATATTATGCTGGAAAATATAATAATAGTGCTGCGGTGGCAAGCTCTTCCATTAAATTAGAAAGTACTGAACCGCCTATAGGTAGCGTGTTAACTAGTTCAGGCGGGGTGGTTTTTGAAATTGCAAATGTAAGTAATGATAGAGTAGTAACATATTCATCACTATCTCGTAGTGTAGTTAGTACCCATTCATCAGATAATTCGATAACATTAAGTACTTACAGTAATAATCCATTGGACATTAATGCATCAGGTTCAACTATTGGATTTTATGTTGGGATGCCAATTAAATTTGTTGGAGCCGCAATAGGGGGATTATTAAATGATACTGTTTATTATGTACATAGTATAATTGATGATGTTAATTTTACAGTATCTGAAAATATTACCGGTAGTCCTGTTAAATCTCTTACTACCGGTACTGTTACTGCTGCTGGATTAGTATGTTATGCCGGTGAAGTGGTAGATACGGCAATATTAAAAGTAATTTACTCAGGAATAACAAATGTCACCGCTACTAGCGGCGTAACAAATACACTTACCATACCACTAAATTCAACTGGCACGGGCGGGACTATTGGATTTTATACTAACTTACCAATGTTTTTTATAGGAAAAATGATAGGTGGATTAGTAGAAAATTTCGTATATTATGTAACTTCGGTTTTAGATGATCAAACATTTACCATATCTGAAGAAAGAAATCCGCCCACTTTAAACATTGTTTCAACTAATGGTAGTTTAGATTACATTGTTACAAGTGATGTTACTTCTATATTGTCAATTAATTTACCGGTAGTTTTTGATTCAATGGTAATTGCCGGAACACAAACAACTTCGTTTGGTGGTTTGACAGCTAAAGTAATATATTATGTTTCAAATATTATTAATGCTAGTACGTTCCAAGTATCTACCAGTATTAACGGCGCGTCAGTAAATTTATCTACTGTAGCTGCATCTTTAGATACTAGCGCATTATGTACTAGTCAAAAAAATATAGTTAAATTAACTACAGATTCGGGTAGTGATATGATTGTTAATATTAACTTACCAGTAAGTCCAGGGCAAGTTAATGGTCAACAATTCTCTTTATATAAAACATCCAATCAATTTATTGGATTAACCGGTACTAATAGTTCATTAATAAGTAGAACCATAGGTGCAGTAATAGATGCGTCCGATATAATTGCGCTAACTAACGCTAGCGGAGGTTTAGATAATATTTATATTAATATGCCATTGAGGGTATCTAAAAATATTGGATCATTGACAACTTCAACCACATATTATGTAGTTGACAAAGGTATAATAGAAATTGAATGCTCTGCTACCTCTTCGTCAACTAATCAAATAACTTGTGATGATACTACATTTTTATATGTTGATATGCCTATAATTTTCAGTGGCGTAGAATTAGGAGGACTTAAATTTACAAATGTGTATTATGTTCATACTATAGTTGATAGTACACATTTTAAAATTTCTCTGTTTAAAAATGGTTCCATTACTACTTTACTAACTAGTAATGGAATTATGTACGGTACCGGTGAATCTTATATTCAAATATCTACTTCATTGGGGGGACCAGTTACATCGCCGGGGAATTCACAGCAAAGCGCATCGATATCAGTTGCAAGCCCAGCCGTAGTTACAGTAGCTACGGCCCCGGCTAACGGTACAAAAATTGAATTTAGAAGTACCGGTACACTTCCTACAGGATTATTACAAGATTTACCATACTATGTAGTAAATTCATCTGGTACTACTTTTAAAGTAGCGTATTCGATTGGTGGAACACCAATTAATACTACAGGTAGTGGTTCAGGAACTAATTTGGTTATCGTCACTAATGAAACACTTGTTAATCAAACCCCATTAAGTACCCCTGTTTTTGATATAAGCTATATTATGGGTGGGTACAAAGCTATTATAACTAGTTCAGGGTTAGGATATGCTATTAATAATACTATTACAATATTAGGAACGAGTTTAGCAGGTACTAGCCCGGCAAACGATGTTACACTTACGGTATCGTCTATAAGTACTACCGGACAAATTACTAGTGTTAGTCCATCTGGTACTCCTGCAGGCGAAACAGAACAATATTATTTAAAAGTAATATCACCGACAGAATTTGAAGTATATGAAAATCCATTATTAACTATTCCAGTAACTGGTATAAATTTCCCTTATAAGGGTATAACCAGTACAACAGTAACCGCTACTAATTTAAGTACTGATATAATAACAGTAAATAGTACCACTGGATTTTTAGTCAATGACCCGGTGGTGTTTACGGGGAGTGTAACAGGTGGATTAATATTAGGGCAAACTTATTATATTTTAAACAATGTAAACTTCACATCTGCAACTCTACAAGTGAGCGAAACTCCAAATGGTTCTGTATTTAATATAACAGCAACTACTTCCTCACAAAATTTCACTATGGCCAAGGCAGGAGATTATGCTGTATTACCAGAGCCTTTTTACTTTAATCAGAGTATTGTCAAATTTAATAATCGAACCTATATTTGTGTAGTTAGTAATAATGATATTGAATTTGTATTAGGTAAATGGGAACTATTACTTAGTGACGACCGCAGATTGAATGCACTAGATAGAATTAATGGATACTACCAACCTACCATAAACATGCTTGGATTAGATCCTACTCAGTTGGTAGAAGGTATAACATATCCCAACAGTACATATATGGGCAATGCTTTTGCACCTGATCAACAATTTGAATTAGATGTTATTCTACAGGATAAAGAATTTTATCCTAATAAAATACAATGTCGCGCTATAAATTGGAATGGGTACATCTATTACATAGCGGCAAACTCTCCTTCATACCCGGTTATATTAAATAGAGGAGGTAATATTGATCAGGATTGGGAATTTTATAAGTTAGCAAGCACTGATATAACGGTTACTGATATAGTTAGTAATCCCTCTATAGCCTACAGCTATATCGTCACTACAACCGATTCGGCAGTTCCCATATTATCAAGTTACTTAAACGAAGATTTTAGTGGTGTTATATGGACTAGTTCAGGTAATTATATTAAGTTGGGAAAAACTGAAATAATACCATTAGCTAATGGTGATTTATCGTTAAATGCAGTATATAAGTATAATAATATATTTTTAGCTGTTGGTAAAAATATTATTACTAGCAATGACGGCAACTTGTGGCAAGAACGGTTTAAATTTGCAGATAATGAATTCAAATTATCGAATGAATTATTTGATGTATTAGGAACTTCGATTGGTACAACGTCTTTATATATTACTGTAGGTAAGGGACAAATAGTAGATGTAGATTATTCTACTGGACTAAGAACTATTACTAATGTTAATTTAGTTTATACTTCATTTAATGCTATCAACTGGAATCAAGCCCCCTCAGTTACCAATAAAGGCTTTAACAGTGTTGCTTATGGTAATAATATGTTCATCGCTGTAGGTGAGTTAGGAGTTATATACACTTCTAAAAACGGGGTAGATTGGCTAGGCGTTAATGAAACTACAATAACTAGTGTTAATTCATCTTCTAATATTATTAACGTTGCTGCTACAGCAGGATTTTCTGTTGGTAATATAGTTAGATTTACTGAATCGTTTAACAATATTTCTGCATCTACTTCATATTATGTTGTTAGCATACCTTCATTAACTCAGATTAAAGTTAGTACATCATCGGGAGGTTCACCTATAACATTAACCTCGGTAAATCCTAGTACGACAACTTATATGTATAA